CTCGTATCAAAGAGCGTCTGAACTAAGAACGCATATCACGCGACATCCAAAGCGTGTTATAGAACAAGGGGTTAGCGTAATGCTGACCCCTTTTTTTGTTTCAGTGTCCATAGAATGTCCACGCAGATCGCGTAATGTCCACGAATGACCGCGGTAGAAGAATAAAAAAAACCTGCCGAAGCAGGTTATAGCCAAAGATTGCCTTGATTGTACTTAGAAGGGTGGGGCGGGGCTGGCACTATCTCGCCAGGCTTAACGATGAATCTGGCGAGGGTTTCATGCGTTACGAACGTGCAACCACAATTGATGTTCTGGCATTGGTGATACCTCTCTTTCGTTTCAGTGCTCAGGTATCGGCTTGACCTTGCATGTGAGGCATCCTGACATAATGGGCAGTGCATCATAGTGTTATCCCTCATTTGTAACCTGAGGGGATAATAAATCTTCATCTTACATTTGCAAGTTATTGTTTGCTTTTTTTAACCATCATCGACTTCATATTCAACATCTGAAATCTTAACCTCAAGCTCTAAGCCCGTTGTGTAGCCGTTCCCGTTGAGACTATGCACCACCCGGCTGATTATCCACGCCTGCTCGTCTATGACGCGCTTAAAGCCTTTCACTGCTACCGGCGTTTCAGGAAATAAATCCGCCCGACCAGTGGCAAGCGTAATCGAAAACTCCGCCACCCCGCGCTGTATCTTGTCCCACTTTGCCTGAGCCGCTCGCATGGCCTGCGCCTTCGTCGCAAAGATGGTCGTGAGCTCCAGCACGTTGTCAGACTCACCGGCCATATACTCGCCTTCGCGCGCTTCCTGCTCCTTTTTCGCAAGGCTCTTTGTCGGTGCTTTAACGGCTTTCGGATGCTGCAGTGCGCGCAGATGTTTCTCTTTTGGCTTGCGTATGAGCTTCACCTTTTGCTTCTGGTGTTTCGGGTCTTTGGTATGCAGCCATTTCGCCGTGACGCCGGTGTACGCCTCGCGATCTGCAATGGAAAACTGATGACGGTCGCCGTCGCCGCGCTCAACGGTCATTTGCGGGATGAGCTTGCCGCTGGCTGTCATCCCGCTACCCGCTTTCAGAAATAACAATTTTCCATATTTCACCGAGACTGATGCGCCGTTACGATCTGCCAGCCGGGACAGAAACGCCGCGTCGGACTCCTGCGTCTGGTCGATATGCGGCACGGTAATCGCTTTCAGGGTGTCAGCGACGCTGGCCGTGAGTTTATTGCGCTGCGCGATGGTCTCCAGTATCACCCCGAGCGTGGTGTCATGCCATGACTGCTCGCGGCGTGAGTTGAGCGTCCCGCGAAAATCCGCACTGCGCCCCCTTATAGTCAGCGTATCGGGCGCGCCCCGGTGCTCGATTTCATCGACCGTAAAGCTTCCCTTGTTCAGCAATGCGGAGCCCTGCCAGCCGAGCCACAGCGTCAGCGTTGCACCGCGCGGCGGCAGCTCGACCAGCCCGTCGGCATCGTCGAGCTCAATATCGAGCTGGTCTGCCTCGAATCCGCGATTGTCGGTCATGGTCAGGCTGATGAGCCGGTCGCTGAAATTCTGCGTGATATCCGTGCCATCGAGCGTGAGCATATACGCAGGGGCAATGCGCGCCCCGGCCTGAACCTGCATTCCCGTTATCATCCCGCCAGACCTCCTAGCCAGTTACCGGCAGACGTGACCAGACTGTCAGCCTGCGTTTTGAGGTCGCCATAAATCGCCGCGAGCGAGTCATCGACGCGTTTCAGCGACAGGCTAAACTCGATTTTGCGCGCCTGACCGTCGCTGAAAAGCTCGGTGTGGGTGTGGGTCACTTTCTCGATGACATACATTCCGAGGATCATGCCCGTCCCGTCAATCAGCGGCCATGCGCGCCCCTCGTTAGCCATCAACTCGACCGCTGTCAGCGACAGGCGGCCGCCGGTGATTTCAGGGTAAAGCGTGCCCGACAGGGTGCGTGAGGTCTCCCCCTCCCCGAGAAACTGATAAGCCGGTGGTTTGCCGATGCGGTCGTTCGAGGCCCAGCGATAATCTTTTGAGTACTGCATCGACTGATACGGCAGGGTGTGCCGTTCAAACACAAAAAAGCCCAGTACCATTAGCATGTTTTCCCCTCCCTTAATCGTGTCTCATGCTGGAGCGCTGGCGCGCACGTTTTTCACGGTCGACTTTCTCGACGGCGTCGCGCAGCTGGCGGTCGAGGTCACTGCCCGGCGCAGCGCCACCCTGCAGGGTGATGTTGTACTCGCTTTTGCTCTGGTCGATGTAAGACCGCCCAGCGGGCGCTGTCACTGGCTGATACGCCTGATACCCGCCGTAGCTCGCGGTTGCCGGGATATACCCGCCACCCGGTGCAGTTTTATCCGCTTTGGCGGCAGTCTGGTCGAGGTCGCTGGATTCCTTTTTGATGACCCCGAGCTTTTCCAGCAGCCAGCCGACCTTGCCGCTCAGACTGTTAAAGATATTCAGCGGAGCCATCAGCGCATCGGCGAGGGCTTTACCAAACATAACCCCGACATTTTTGCAGCTCTCCAGCGTCTCCTGCGTGGCTTTCACCGGCGCGAGCAGGTCTTTAAACCACTTCCAGACGACACCGAGCTTTTCCGCAATCGCATCAAACACCGGTGCGAGCGGGGCAAACATTTCCCCGACCGGCGCAAAGGCAGCTTTGAGCCCTTCCACCACGCCTGAGAAAAAGGCACTTATTGGCTCCCAGTATTTACGGATCAGCAGTGCACCGGCCACGACAGCCGCGACCACGGCCACCACCGGCAGAGTGATTGCACTAATAGCCGTAACAATCGCCCCGCCGACCGTGCTGAATACCACGCCCATCACGCCAGCGGCAGCAATGATGGCGTTAATCCCCATCACCACCGGCCACGCGACGAGGCCAATCCCGCCCATCACGCCAATCAGCGCCAGCGCACCGCCGACCACCACACCGATAGTGCTCGCCAGTCCCTTATTTTTCGTTATCCAGCCATCGAGCCTGAGCACATACTGCGTGGCGGTCTGCGTCAGTTTGCGCAGTGAGCCCTCCTGTTGGTCAAACAGGTCAGTCCCGACTGCCTCATAGGCCGACTGGAACTCTTTAAAGTCGCCGCCGAGGTTATCCTGCATCACCTTGACCAGTTCCTCGGTTTTGCCGTCCGAGGCTTTAAACGCTGCGGTAAGCTGGTCGAGTTTGCCGGTCGACGCGGCAGCCATCAGCACCGCCGCCGACGAACTGGCCTCCTCACCGAAAATGGTTTTCATGTATTCAGCGCGCTGGCCGGTGCCGAGATTGTTCTTCTCAAAACTGCGCTGCATTTCTTTCAGGATGGAAAATATCGGGCGCGTGTTTCCCTTACTGTCCGACGTTTTCACCCCGAGCTCTTTGATGGCGTCATAGGCTTTACCGGTCGGAGCCTGCAGGCGACTCAACACCGCACGGCTCCCCGTTCCCGCCATCGAGCCGGTGATTTTGGAGTCGTGCAACGCGCCCACCATCGCGGCGGTTTCCTCAATACTCACCCCGGCATTTTTCGCTACCGGCGCGGCATACGTCAGCGCATCGCTTAACCCGTCAAAATCGGCGGCGGTTTTGTTCATCGTCATCGAGAGCACGTCGCCAATGTGCGCGACTTTGTCGTTGGAAAGCTGAAATGCGGATTTCATCCCGGTCAGCAGCGCGGCGTTTTCCTCCATCGAGCGCTGATTCGACAGCGCCATGTTCAGCGTGACCGGCGTCGCCGCCTGAATCGCATCCGCATCGCCGCCGCTTTTGGCAATGATGATTTGCGCGCTGGCCGCGTCATCGGCAGACGCAGCGGTATTGTCACCGAGCTGTCGCGCCTGTTTGCGCAGCGCCTGCATTTCGGGTGACTGTTTTTCAACGCCGAGCACCGCCTGCAGCTCAGAGTTTTTCTGCGCAAAGTCAAAGCCCGGCATCATCAGCTTCACCCCGGCCAGCGTTCCCGTCGTGGCAATACCCACCCCGGCAGCACCCGCAGCCGCCATACTTCCGGCCATCGATTTACCAGACTGATAGCGCTCTTTCACCCTGCTGAGTTTTGCCTGCTGCGCGCTGACCTTCGCCAGTGCTTCACGCTGGCGGTTGAGCTGCGCGGTGGTTTCGCTGATGCGGGACTTAAGCCCCCGTTCATCGTTCGCCAGATTACGGGTATTAATCCCCGCCGCACCGAGCTCGCGTTGCTGGCGTTTAATGGATTCGGTGAGGCTGTTGTATTTCGTCTGCAGCCCGTCGGCGGCACGCTTCGCGGATTCAAGCACCTGCGCCTGCGCGCGCGTCGGGCGTTCGGTGTTTTTAAACTGCGTGGCAAGGGCCTGCGCTTCCAGCTTCGCTTTCTCAAGCGCGTGACCGGTGACGGCAAGCTGTGCGCTGGCTTTCCTGAATCCCTCGATGCGCGACGCCTGCGCGTTAAGTTCGCGCAGGCTTTTCTGTGAAGTGCGGATATCGCCAGACAGGGATTTGCTGGCGTTCTGGATAGCCTTAAGCGGTCGGCTGGCCCGGTCGACCGCGTTCAGCAGCACCTCAAGTCTGACGTTATTGCTCATGCTGGTTTCCGCTACGCTGCAGCGCTTTCTCGCGCCATGTAAAGAGCTCGGTCACGCTCAGGGCATTCAGCTCTGATGGCGGCCAGTGAAAAATCACCGCGATATCCGCCATCAGGTCATCGACCGACAGGTTTTCGGGGAAATCTAGCGTTCCGAAGCAGGTGATAAAAAACCGACCACCTTACCGGCAAGCGAGATCAGGTCGGACACATCCAGACGCGCGACTTCATGCTCAGTCAGTGCGGGATAGGTCATGCGCGGCAGCACCTTAATCAGGGCATCAACGTCAGAGTTTGCCAGTGCCGCCAGCGACACACCGCGCAGGGTTCCCGCGTTGGGTTTGGTCAGGGTGATTTTCTCGATTTTCTGCTCGCCGCGCATCAGTGGCGTATCGAGGAGCACGACGTTTTGGTTTTCGGTTTCGTTGGTATTTTTCATGTTTTTTCTCTCAGCAAAGTTAAGTGACCGGCCAGCCTCGCTGACCGGGTCAGGGGTTACAGTCCAATCGCCTTACGGTGCTCCGCCAGACGGTCGACGCCGTCCACTTTCAGCACCATGTTAATCACGTCAATCTCGATGACTTCCCGGCCATCGATCGTGAGCTGGTAGTAGGCGCACTCGGTCGACATTTTGGTCGTCCCGCTTTCACCCTGTTTGTTTTCACCGCCGTCGTACTCTTTATGACGGCCACGCATCACCACCTCAACGGCAGAAATCGCACCGGTATCATCGCGCTGATACGAGCCGGTAAAACGCAGCGGCACGCTGTCAGCACCCGGCGAGGCGTACTGCGCCCACAGCTCGACGTCGGGCAGACCGCCGAGCGTCCATTCCAGCGACAGCGCATCGTCATCGAGACCGAGGTCAATCGACACTGAGCCTGGCATCCCGCTACCGCGATACTTCTCCAGCTTGCGGGTCAGCTTCGGCAGGGTCACGGATTCCACGACGCCCATGTAGCTCAGGCCATCGTTGAACATGTTCAGATATTTAAGCTTGCGGGGTAATGCCATGCTTGCAGCTCCTTAGCTGTTGACCGAGTCCGACAGGTTCGCCAGATAGGTATCAGTGATGCGCTGGCGCAGGGTCAGGTTTTCCAGCGGCGGGACGGGGGTATAGTCGTAATCGATATACAGTTTCCCTACTTTCAGGGTCGCGGTGTCGTTCGACTCCGGGTCGTACCAGCAGGAGCCATCGACGATATAGCCGTTGTTTTTCAGCTCGCGGAATTTGGCATTGATACCGGCGACGATGTCGCGGATCAGCGTCGGGGTAATGGGTTTGTCCATCGCCCACGCGTGCGCCTCTGCCATCGTGTCGGCCAGCACCTGCGCGGTGCGGGTGTAGTTCTCAAACAGGAAAAGCGGGTCATCTGAGCAGGTGCGGTTGCCCCAGAACTTAAAGCCGTCGTTGCGAATAAGCGTCGTCACACCAGCCTGATTAAGCAGGTTGGCGTCGGTCGCCGGTTCCTGCAAATCCCACGACACCGAGGCACTGACGCCGGTGACGCCATTCACGCCGACGTTCGACAGGGTTTTGTGCCAGCCGGTCGTCTGGTCGATTCTGGCGCGCAGACCCAGCGCGCGCGCCGTCGCCCATGCGGTCGTCGTGGCGTTCGCAGTGGTGTCCCATGCCAGAAAATCAGGGAAGATTACCATCAGCTCTCGCTGGCTGAAGTTCTCGCGGTAGTCGATGGCCTCGGAAATGGTTTTGCAGCCCCACGCGCTGATATAGCCAAAGGCGCGCAGGCTCTGACAGGTGGCGGCAAGCGCGGTCGCCACTTCCTGTGAATCCAGCCCCGGCACGCCCAGAATGCGCGGCTTAACGCCGGTGACGGTTTTCGCGGTCAGCAGTGCTTTCAGCCCGGTATATTTCCCGTTTTCGTCGGTGGTGCCGATGATGTTGGACAGGGTTTCAGCTTTCGCTTCATCCGGATCTGCGCTGGTACTTTCCGCCACGCGCACGGCCACAATGACCGGTTTGCACTGGTCAGCGATGGCCTGCAGGGAGGTTGCCAGCGTGCCTTTTTTGCCCGCCTTGCCGATGGCGCTTTGCACGTTAGTAATGAGCACCGGCTCATTCAGGGGAAAGGTTTTATCGTCAGCATCGCTGGCCGTGCAGACCATGCCGATGATGGCTGTTGAGACGGTGGAAATGGTACGGACGCCATCGTTAATCTCGATGACCTGCACGCCGTGATGATAGTCGCTCATCCGTTAAACTCCGTGGTGTAAGGGTGCAACTATTTTCTGTTGTGTAAACGGCTGGCGCGATGAAATGGCGTTGGAGGAGGGATAACACAACCAACAAAAAGCCCTCCGGGTGGAGGGCTCTGGTCATTCTGGTTTAACCGGCCAGTCTATATCTGGCGCGCTGGCGGGTTCTACCCGGCCTAACAGGACGCGGTATGTTTTCATCGCTGTCAGGAGTGCTAATTCTGCCTCTGTCGCAATCCCCAGCTCCGCCGCATCCTGCAGTGGCGAGATAATCTGCGAGACCTCCGACAAAAGGCTTTGCTTCTTTGCCTCTGCACGTGCCACATGATCCACCGGCGCGGGGATGATTTTTTTGCCGTCATACATCCATTCGCCATCGATATTGAAACCTGCAGGCACGGATTTTTTCTTGACTTCCGCCACCGCCATATTGACCGGCCACAGCGCAGAAACATCGTAATCCGCCGTGCGGATAATCCCGTCATCGGTAAAAGCAATTTTTAACTTAGTGGCTGAAAACAGGGACTGACTGGCGTACCAGTCTTTTCCGTCCTCATCCTGCAGATAAAGAATATTGTCAGCCTCTCTGACAACGGGCTCGTAAGCCGTGAGTGTTTTAAGTTCCATATTTACCCCGCAATGGTTCGCCATGCACCGTTGATATTTATTTGCATCGGTTTGTACTGAATAGTGTCATCAACCGGCGCATCACCTTCGACATACCAGCCCGTAAACGCGCACCCGCCCGGAACGTAATTCCAGCCATTACGTTTAAGAACAATGGTACCGGGACTCCCCTGACGAACATCGATCACCGTTGCTGTTTTTAGCGGATAGCGCCCGTCACTTTCGGCTTTGGTATAGGCTCCGGTTTTAGCCATATAACCCGCATCAGATTGCGCTTTGGTGTAATAACGTGAATCAAAGTTACCGTAATCTGACGGGACAAATTGCCCGCTTCCAGTGATGCCGCCGTTAACGGCCAGACCATGCCCTATGGTGACTTTGCCGGTGGACAGTGCGACATAAAAAGGGCGCAGGCTGTTATAAGCACCGAAGCGATCACCGGAGTTGGTCATCATCAGATAAAGGTTGCTGCCATCGTTTCGCCAGAATGTGCCGTAATTCCCATAAGCGATGCGGTAGCTGTTCGCATAGCTTGACTGGAATTCAGATGAGGAAAAAACCACACCCGCAAATGTCGCTGCTTTCGAGGTGTAATCAATATTCAGAAGATTACCGACATAAGCGCCCGTTGCGTCGTAATTGTAAATTGACCAGCCATTTTGATATGGCCCAAACGCCCATCGCATCTTTCCGTTCGAGTCATAAACGTTAACCATGCCGTTGTAAGTGCTAGAACCCACAGCACTGGAATAATCGCCCCAGACAATCCGCCCCTTGCTGGTTAAGCCCTGAGCGAACGTGACAGGCCGCGCAAAGGTGCCGCCCTGCGAGGCCGAAACCGCATCCACATCACTTGCTGCAGGCTTATTCTTATCGGTATAAAAATACTGATAATCCTTGCTACCCGTCCCCGTTGCGCCATCCCATCGAAACGCGATTTTTCCTTTTGGATCGGATGGAATAATCAGGTGACGACTTTGCTTTGCCGCCCCACCATCCTGATAAAGCGTAAAGGTATAGGCGTAAGGTCCACCGCTAACAGCGTGCGTCCAGAAACCGGAAGGTAAATCCGTCGGGATATTGTCGTAATTGTTACTCGCTACGGCAGGCGTGCGGGGTGCCACAGCTCCCAGCCCGTGCCAGCCCGTCACCGGTACTCGCCCGACTGTCGTATCTGTCATCGACGTGACGACATCTGCTTTTGCCGCCGTTCCGAGGCTCTCCTTAACTTTGGTCAGGTCATCATTAACGCCCTTTACCGCCTTTGGGGTCGCCGCCAGCGCTTCCGAGGTGCTGTCGGTCGCACTACTGAGCTGGACAATGCCCTTCTGCTTTGTGGTGGCGTCCTGAGCCGTATATTTACCATCAGCAAGGTCATACGCCGCCTTAACCGCTTTCGGCGTCGCGGCGAGCGTCTCAG